GAGCTAAATCAGCTTTAAAACTAGCACACAATGCTTCTAATCCTGAAGCAATTAAAAATAAGGTGTATGCAAAATACCCAGAATTAAAATCTTAAATTATGAGTTATAATAAAAAAGGACACTACGGAGAATACAGTGGAAACTCAAGACATTCAAGGGTTACAAGTCATAATATGGCTGCTACTAAACGCGACGATGAAGCACATATGGAATATCTTAAAGAAGATGTAAAGTATGATAACAAACATGGTCACAGTGATATAGATATGACAGCTGATGAAAAGCATATATCTAAACTAGCTGGTGATCTTAAGTATGACGAAAAACATCATGGCGCTGGAAAAACAATAGAGCCTTCTAAAAAGACTGATAATCAAATACTAGAAAAGGATCTTGCTACTGGTTTAGTAGAGGGAACAGTTACTAGATATACAGGTAAACCATCTAAAGCAGTTAGTTCTTTTATTACTGGTGCACAACATCACCATGGAGATATAAAAGAATCACCAGGCGTACTTACTCAACTTACTAGAAGATTAAAAAATGATCAAACTGGTGGTTTTGCAATGGCTAGAAACTTAGGAACAACTATGCTTGCGTTGGCTCCTATACCTAGTATTGGTAAAATAAACGCTGTTAAAAACATTGCATCAGCTTTTGGCAATACATCTAGGCAATATTTAAGAGGAAAAAATATGACTAAGATTCCAAATCCAATTCCAGAAAGCACTAAAACTTATAATAAATTGCAATACCCAATGGGTAAAGATGCTTTTAATAAGGTTCCAAAATCAAAACCAGTTGATTTTAAAGGCCCTAATCCAGCTCATAATATAGGTGCCGGTGGAAATAGTTATCCAAAATAAAAAACAGAGTAAACTGACAAATCAAAAACATTTAACATTTAACATTTAACATTTAACAAAAAAAAAAGATTATGGCAAATTACATTAAAATCAAAGCAGCAGACGTAAATGTTGCTAATCAACTTTCAGACGTATTAATTGGACACGTTGATTCTGTTTATCAAGGATTAGTAAACGGAGATGGTTCAGCTGACAAATTTACAGTTTTCGCTGACGGAAAAAGTTATTTATTCACAGTTACTGGAAAAGGTAAAGAGTGGGCTAATCAATTTATTTCAGCTGTTACTGCTAACCCAGGTGGTATTATGTCAATCGTACAAAACGATTCAGGCGTAAAAATAACTGATATAGTTATAGCATAATTATGCAGTCTCGAGGATTAGGCGATAGTATAGCTAAATTCACGGAAAAAACAGGGATTAAGACCGTTGTAGAAAAAGTTTCTGACGGTCTTAATATTCCTTGCGGTTGTAACAATAGACAAGAATGGTTTAACGAAAAGTTTCCTTATAAAAAATAATATGGCATTTAAATTAAAATCTCCTTTTAACCTAGATCTTTTAAGCACATCGATGTTTGAAAGAGATATGGAGGGTGATCCAGTTCACGCTAGAACACCTAAGAACGGGGTTATTATTTTAAATGAAGATTCATTTGCTATGGATAAAGATCCAAAGGAAAAACTAAAAACTATTGTTCATGAACTTGAACATGTAAGACAATACAAATCCGGTGATTTAGACTATGGTTATAATGGTGCGGGCAAAGAAGTAGTATGGTGGAAGGGTAAAGAATATGATTACTCTAAAATGGCTTCTGGAGATCCAAACCAACCTTGGGAAAAAAAACCTTATCAATTAGAAAAAAAATTAGACAAAAACAATTAAAATATATATCATGCCAAAAAATATGAAATACGACGAAGTTAGCGCAAAAGCTGGCTCGGGCAAAAAGAAAGGTGCTTCTGATTATAAAAAAGGAGCGGCTGAAACAGTTAAGCAAGAAAAAAAAGATCTTAAAAAAGATATGGAAGGCGGAATGAAAAACGCCGGTGACGTACCTGGAAAAAAAGGTGTCGCTAAACATCACGGTAACATGCCTAATAAAAAAGGCGCTGGAGATTATGATGTAAAAAAAGGTTCTCACGATCATCCACATAGTGGACCTGGTAGAATGGGTTATACTCAAAACTTCGGACCAGCTAGACAAAACGGTTATGCAAAAGGTGCTGCTAAAGTAGCTAAGATAATGGGTTATCCAGGTGCTGCTGACGCAGGTCATGGTGAGCCAGTTGGTCACGATCATCCCACTAAAACAATTACGTCAAGGGAAGTATCTGGTGGAGGATCTAATTCTTCTTCAAGTTCTGTAAGTAATAGTAATATTCCTAAAGCTACAGGTGGTGAACAAACTAAAGATATTTCTGGTTATATGACAGCTTTAAATAAAAGGTTTCCAAATACATCTGGAGCTGATTTAGCAAGTAAAAAATATATCTCTTCTGATATGATAAGTAATTACGATTCTAAATTTAAAAGTAATTCCACTAGCTCAAGTAATCCAAGAACGGTATCAGAAAGTTCTGAAACTACAGTTTCACCTATGTCAATGAGTGAAACATTAAGAGCAGGTGAAATACAAGATACAAACCGTGCACAAACTAATCGGTTTAACAAAGAAATAACAAATATTACTGCTTCTAATGATTCAATAAGTAAAGTTAATTCTTATCTAAACTCACTTCCACCTTACCAACAAAACGAGCCGAGGAAGTTGAAGTGGGCCAAGGTTTCGGGAGGAAGAGCTGCTTATGACACTCGTATTAAAAGTGGCGATTATAGTCGTGCAGAAGCTATGAAAATGTATAAAGAGGGACAAAACAAGAATAATAACCGTAACTTATAAATGTCTAAGCCAAAAAAGAAATTTGCAGAAACTACAGTAGGTAAACTATTGTTTGGTGCAGCATCATTAGTTAATCCTACTTTAGGTAATTTAATTAGTGGTGTTTCATCTCCTGCAGAAGCTATTGCTGCTATAGGTAAATCAAACGTAAGTAGTGAAGATAAAATAAAATTACAACAACTTATATTTGAACAGCAAAATAAAGAAATGGAAAGCATCACTTCAAGGTGGCAAGCCGATTCCATGTCAGATTCTTGGCTTTCGAAAAACGTACGCCCACTAGTTTTAGTATGGTGTATTATAGTATTTTCATTAGCTGGGATATTAGATAGTGTAGAAACAATACCTTTTCATATAGGAGAATTATGGAACGATACTTTTGAAAAAGTGATGATGTCCGTCGTTTTAGCCTATTTCGGCGGACGCACGACAGAAAAGGCGACAAGCTTATTTAAAAAGTAAAGAAAACCTGTAACTATAATAATAGTTAAATAAATAAATAAATAAATTAATTAAATTAAATTAAAATGGCAGAACAAAATGCAAAAATAACTGAAGAACAGTTAAAAGAAATTCAAGAAACTCAAGGAAAAGTAAATCAACTATTAAACCAAATTGGTTTTACTGAGGTACAAAAAAGTGCTCTTAAAGTAGAATTTAGCAAAGCTAATGAAGCAGCTGAAGATGTTAAAAAGAAACTAGAAGAAGAATATGGGCCAATAAACATTGATCTAGCTTCTGGTGAGTACACTATTGTAGAGCAAAAAGAAGAAAAATAAAGTGAATAACGTTGTAAGGAAAATCAGTATTGGATCTGATTATAAAAATGACGCTATGCATTACTCTATTGGACAACAAGTCTATGGAGGTCATGAGATAGCTTATATTATTCATGATACAAAAGATTCATCTTACAATATTCATATAAAAAAAGGAGATGAAATATTGCCATGGAAAAAATTTAATTCTAACATGGCAATATCCATCGAATATGACTTAGAATATTAATGCGAAGCTTGTATGATTTCATAGTAGAACCATTAGGCAATACATATGAAAATGAAATAGACATAGAAAACGTTAAAATAATATTAAACACTAAGATTGAAAGTTTTAAATTTGTAAATAATGTAGCTAAAGTAATTCAAGTTCCTTTAGCTTTTAAAACTAAAATTGAAAAAGGTGATTTAATTTTAATTCATCATAACGTTTTTAGAACCTTTTATGATATGAAAGGTGTAAAGAAAAAATCAAGATCTTTTTTTAAAGATAATAAGTATTTTTGTTCTTTAGACCAAATCTATTTATATAAAAGAAATTCAAAATGGATGTCAGTAAATGACAGATGTTTTATAAAACCTTTAAAAAACGAAAGTAAATTTAAGGTTGCAAAAGAGCAAAGCCTTATTGGTATATTAAAAATAGGCAATAGCTCATTAGAAGCGCTAGGAATACACGAGGGAGACACTGTAGGTTATACACCATACGGTGAATACGATTTTATCGTAGACAAAGAGCGTTTGTATTGTATGAAATCAAATGATATTGTAATTAAATATGGAAATAAAGAAAACCAAGCTGAGTATAATCCAAGCTGGGCAAGTTGCAGTTAAAGAATTAATTAAAGTTGCAAAAGAACCTATTATAGATTTTGGACCAGACATTTCCGCTGATCGTTTAAAAAACGCAGCAGCTACAAAAAAGCTAGCTATATTTGATGCTTTTGAAATACTACAAAGAATACAAGAGGAAGAAGAAATATTAAATGAAAAACCTAAAGAAGTTAAACAAGAAAAAAGCTTTAAAGGTTTTGCTGAAGGAAGATCTAAATAATGTACAAACAAACGTTATTTAAAGTACTAGAAAACCATATTAAACCCAAGGTTTTAAAAAGAAACAATAGGTATAAAAAATGGGAATACGGTTATAACCAAGAACATGACATGGTTGTAATTAGTAAAACTGGTGAAATAGGTGAAGTGTATGAAATACAAAATCTTAAAATAGCTTTACCTAAACAATCAGAAGATATAGTAAAATTTAAATTTAATAAATGGGAGAGAACCCCACTGCCTAAAGCTTTTAAACGTATTAAAACAATATTTGATTGGGAGGAGTATGATGTAGATTTTAAAGAAACATGGTATGATTATATTGACAAAGAGTTTGAATATAGGGAAAAAGGTTTTTGGTTTATTAATAAAGACAAACCTACTTATCTTACTGGTACTCACTATATGTACTTGCAGTGGTCCAAGATTGATGTTGGGAAACCAGATTTTAGGGAGTCAAACAGATTATTCTTTATATTCTGGGAAGCTTGTAAAGCCGACGATAGATCATATGGAATTTGTTACCTTAAAAACAGACGATCTGGTTTTTCGTTCATGGCCTCAGGTGAAACTGTTAATAGCGCAACAATATCAACCGATTCAAGATTTGGAATATTATCTAAATCAGGACCTGACGCTAAAACAATGTTTACCGACAAAGTTGTACCAATCTCGGTTAATTACCCGTTTTTCTTCAAGCCAATACAAGACGGTATGGACCGTCCAAAAACAGAATTAGCGTATAGAGTTCCTGCAAGTAAATTCACTAGAAGAAAGCTTGAAACAAACGAAACACTTAGAGAGCTTACAGGATTAGACACTACTGTTGATTGGAAAAATACAGGAGACAACTCTTATGATGGTGAAAAGTTAAAGTTATTAGTACATGATGAAAGTGGTAAATGGGAGAGACCTAATAACATATTAAATAACTGGCGAGTTACTAAAACAACACTACGATTAGGTAGTAAAATTATTGGTAAATGTATGATGGGTTCAACGAGCAATGCTCTTGACAAAGGAGGGGATAATTTTAAGAAACTTTATTATGACTCGGATGTTACCAAAAGAAACGCCAATGGACAGACTCGCTCGGGATTATATTCTTTGTTCATACCTATGGAATGGAACTACGAAGGATACATTGATGCTTATGGCATACCTGTCTTCAACACACCAAAAAAACCGGTTGAAGATCCGCACGGTACTAAAATAAATATAGGTGTAATAGAATATTGGCAAAATGAAGTTGATGGATTAAAAGGAGATCAAGACGGGTTAAACGAATTTTATAGACAATTTCCACGTACAGAAGAACATGCTTTTAGGGATGAGGCTAAATCTTCTTTGTTTAATCTTACTAAAATATATGAGCAAATAGATTGGAACGCCGACATTAACAATAGTAATGTAATTACACAAGGAAATTTTCAGTGGGTTAATGGTGTTAAAGATACATCTGTAATTTTTAACCCTACAAATAATGGTAGATTTTTTATATCATGGGTTCCAGAAACTAATTTACAAAATAATGTAATTATTAAAAATGGTAAAAAACATCCTGGTAATGAACACATGGGTGCTTTTGGTTGTGATAGTTACGATATATCAGGTACTGTAGACAATAGAGGGTCTAATGGATCTTTACATGGTTTAACTAAATTTAGTATGGAGAACCATCCTGCTAATCATTTTTTTTTAGAATATATAGCAAGACCTGCTACAGCAGAAATATTTTTTGAAGATGTTTTGATGGCTTGTATATTTTACGGTATGCCAATACTTGCAGAAAATAATAAACCTAGATTATTATATTACTTTAAAAGAAGAGGTTATAGAG